CCCCCTGTAAATTTTGATAAGAATACAGTAGCGGCCATATCAGTAACCATTGGAACCGCTGTCGTTGCAAGGTCATACATAGAACCATATTCGACTCCAAAGACTCCACCAACTTGTCTTCTTTTTTGCTCGTTGTTAATTACCTCAACACCATAATTTTTTAAACCTTCCGCCCCTGCAATAGCTCCTATAACAACTGAAGCCGTACCTATTGTACCTGAATAAAGCGAATAAAATACACCCTCTGTTTTATCTATGAACGAATTAAAGTCATAGGTCTCCGCAAAGTTTTCTAATATTTTATGATCATCTAAACCCTGCCTTTTGTTTTCCAGATAATATTCATTCCAGTCATCAGCAGTGTCTCCATCCTCTTGGAGTAATTCATTTACTCTTTGAAAATCTTCTATAGCATATATTTCTCTAGACGCTCGCATACTCTTAGCAATTTCTGGATCAAGATCTGCTTGTGCGATTGCCTTATCGAGTAGTTTAGGTTGGTGCAATAAAGAGCTATGTATCTTTGGCTGTTTATATACGCCCTCTCTTATGTTTAATTTTAGATCATCTCCGTCATAAAATTTAAAGTCGGCTTGGTCTAATGAAATTTGATCAACAACTTTTGCCACATCTTCAGTTGAAGCTCCTGTCTGTCTAGCTAAATCCACAATTAAACTATCTCTAGTAGAGTTTACATTGTTTGAAAATTTTCTTATTTTCGATGCTATTTCTCTGCTTCCTTGAATTTCATTTATACTTTTGACGGCATCTTTAGCACCAAACAAAGTAGCCGCCATCTCACCTACACCAAGTGCAAATCCTGTTATAAGATTTAAACCACCTTCAGCTACGTCCTTAGTATTATCCCAAAAACCATCTTCGGATTCGACCCTAGATCTAGAAAGGCCATCCAATTTTATTTTCAAAAGTTCGTCTTTTTTTAGAGTACTTAAAACTTCTCCCTCTATGGAGGCTAAACGCATAGCCTCTGCTCTAGATAAATTTTTATAAGAGGCTAATTTTTTCTGAGAGTTTATTAAGTTAGGTAAATCAGAAAGTCTAACACCAGTCCCTTGTAATTGGGATTCCCTGATGACATCCATATAAGATTTTCCTTCAGGGACATGACCTCCGAAAAAATTAAAATTGCCTTCTTCATCCTCTAAGACAGCCGCATTTATTTCTCCTCTGATGTATTGTTGCTTTAAAATTTGATTCCTATTTTCACGGAAAGTTTCTTTAACAAGTTTTTGTTGATCCTCATCAACTTCTTCTCCTGCATTAACTGCCGCTAAATAGTTTTTAAATATTTCTCTTTCCTCTTCCTCAAGTATTTTTCTGTAACCTTTTCTGACAAGATCTTCTTTGTATAAATTTTCAACTTGGTCATCAAAGTCTGGTAAATCAAAACCTCTTATTTGAGCATCAACATTTTTAAAGTCATCTAGGTTGTTAGGGTCAACTAAATTTTGACGAACTAATTCACCATAAAAATTTTGCGTTATACTTTTTTCAATATCCGCATTGTACTCTCCTGCATCTACATACTGCTCTCGTATGTGATCCATGTACTTTGAGTAACTTTCAATTGGATTTTCAAAAATATTTTCTTGTGACCAAGTGGAGTATGGAACTTCTTCAACCGTAGTTGGAGTAGGCTCCGCTAAAAAACGAGATAGTAATGATTCCTCTGGCATAGCAGAAAAGTATTTGATGTTGTTAATTTAAATTAATTTTCTTGGGTGCTGGTTCTAATTTTAGATCCAGCGGAAGGTTGATTTTGTAAATTTGTATTTAATTTCAAAAATGATTTTTCATAAACCTGCCTAAGACCTTTTCTTCGACCGATCAATGACCTTAAATATGCTTCGGGGTCTGCGTAAGCTTCTTGACCAAATTCACGCAGTAAAGTAGGCCGTATAGGGCCGTAGTCTATTTCGTAAATAAATTCTTGGGTTCCTGCTACTTGCATAGGCTTATTATCAGAATCTAATTTTTCTCTTGTGGGAGCCTCATCTAGAATAGCTTTTAACTTTGCTATCTGATCATCTAATTCCTCCGACTCAAAGTTATAAGCTCTCTCTTCATTCTGAAAATCTTTTAAAGCAGCTTCTCGTGTTGCTTTTTGAGTCGCTGATTCTGTAGTTAATTTCTTTTCTTCTTGTCTCTTCTTAGCAAATTCAAGAGCAGCCTGTTCATATGGAGTAACTTCCCCATCGGCATTTATGATACCCTCTACAGCTTCCGTACTTCCATATTGAGCAATGTTAAAAGCTTGCCCTGTATTTTTGTCTAACAGATCTTGTTGTTTTAAATTGTAATCTTTCTCTGCTTGTTTTGCTCTAAGTCTACCTAAAGCAGCATTGTATATAGACTTAGTGACATCATGCTCATTTAACTGTTTTGCATTTCGCATCGCCCAACTATTCATTTTTTGAAGACCTTCAAAAGAATCTTGTGATTCATTTATTATAGAATCAAACTCCTCAAACAAAGTATCTGCTTTACCAATATACTCAGCTTCTCGTTGGGCTTTTTCTTTTTCTTTTTTAAATTCAAACTGAGATCTTTCAAAAGCAAGATCATTTATTTTTTGCCTTTGGATAGCTCCCTGAAGTTTTATTATATTTTCAACTTCAGGCATCACCTCTCTGCCACGCATACCAGAAATGAATGAAGCTTCTTCCCCAGTCAAACCATAGGTGTTTTTAAGAGGAGCTATGTCCCTACTGTATAAATCGTCTAAACCCATGTTACTTGTATCTTGTAGTTCCTCTCATCGGCAAAGCAAACAGAGCTGGTTGAGCAGGATCTTGTTGTGGTGGATCACCCATTTTACCTAATAATCTCTCCATTAATTTCTTCTGAAGATTTTGCATTTCTGTTTTTTCTCGAAGAACATCTTCTCTAGCCCCTAAAAATTGTTGTGACGCTACGGAAGGCAAAGGATTTTCTTGTTGACCCAAAGCACCTCGCATTGCAACAGCTTGAGCCGCTTTGTCAAAACCTGCTCTTCTATATTTTCTAGCTAGTTTTAAGTCATCAAAACGACTAAAAGTTTTTCTCCTTCTTTGGCCTAAACTTTTGTTACGCATTTCCTCTAAAAAAGATCTAGTTCTTTCTTCTCGTTGAGGAGTGCCTATTTGTTTTTCCATAGCCGAAGCATAATCTCCAGCCACTTTATCAAACTGACCTTTAAGTATGCCTAGTTTTTCTCCTTCTTTTTGTAGCCCCGATACAGCCTCTTGACGTTTCATAGGATCTTTAATCAATAAAGATGATGCTAGTCGATCTGACAAAGCACGGCGGCTTTCTAAATTTTCAGCCTTCATATTTTTATCCCTGTCTTTTTCCGCTTGGAGCATTACCATCGTAGGGTCTTGTAAATCAAATAACCTTTTCTTTTTTTCTGGTGAAAATGCCTCGTATTTTTCACGATCTGCGGCAGAAAGTCTTGTCTGCAACAATTTTTGAGTGTCGGTCAAAATGTCTGATTTAACCGCCATATCATCTTCAATAGCCATAACGTAAATTATAAGACTTTAATTAACAAAAGTCAATCAATCAACACAGCTTCTGAGTTCTGCAAAGCACCCCGCAAAGACTGTATTGTCTGCCTTTTCCTTGGCATTCCGTTAGGATCATCGTCAACTGGATCTACAGCAACTAGTCCTAAACGCTGTCTAGCGCAGTCTAATGCTAGAAATGCAGCGTCTGCAAGGTCAGGACTTTTACCAAATCTACTCTTAAATTCAGGCTTAGATTCGATCTTCATACGCAAACCGCCGCTCTTTACCATGTCATAATTTCGTGCAGTAATTTCTTGTGCGAGGTCAGACTTCACCCCAAATACTTGTCTTGTCCTCATCAACTCTTTACCAACAAACCACAATTCAGATACTCGGTTCATGTACAATTCTGCTCCTGTTAGTTGACTGTTAGCACTAACTCGCTTGTCACTTGCTCGACCCCCGAAACTTATCCTCATAAATTTGCTAGACCACTCACCCGCTAACACATCACAAAAAGGCGCACCTGCACCAGTGGCATCAACACTTACATTCTCTGGTAGTATCTTTAGCTTCTCACACTTCTCTTTTATCTGCCTAACAATTTGATAAGTTCTCGGAACAGCTTTGTTGGTAGCGTCATCATTCAAATGGAAGTAATCACCAAACTCGATTACATAATGTCCTGAACGATTATACCCACACTGAGCGGTGTACATAATTGTACGGTCTCCACCATTTGTAAAAGCGGGGTCAATGCCACACAACTTAATAGGGTTTGATGACCACTCCACTGAACCCATCGATCCACTAGATGATATTTCGTTTTCAGTATAGATGCCTGTTGTTTCATCACTATCAAAGAAGACAGCTCGAACCATTCGCATATATCCTCTACTTTCAACTCCTAACAAAGCTCTATCCTCATTCAGCTTTTCCTCTGTCGGTAGCCACGGATAAATAGTTTCGCCAGCCAGAATATTGGGAGACCTTTCCCCATCGAGTCTTAAATAGTACCCACCCCATTTTGTCGTCCAGTTATCTGCGGTGTTGGTATCTATCGAGTCCCAACCTCTATCGGGTTCTGACCAAACACCAAACGCATCGAATCGACTGTTAGGGTTACTCATACCAATCATCTGAAAGGATGGGTTTTTAGATAAGTTAGTCAAACCCGCTTGCAGTATTGCCTCAGATAATTCAGAAAGCTCGTCACCAATAAGTATAACCCGCTTCTGTTTAATACCTATAAACTTACCAACAGCTTCTTTCGTTTTAGATTTTTCAGCGGATATCAAAGATAAACCTGCTCGTTCAATAAGATTACCCTTCTCGTTTATGTAAGCGGCGTTTGAC